CCTGTTGAGATCGCGGAGAATATCCGCGCAGGTGAACGCGGTGACGCCGGTTTCGGCAGCACGGGCGGATAAAGAAAGAGGAATCAGCCAATGCCAATCGTTAATTACATTCGTGAACACGAATGGTTTATTGAGTATGCGGCAGATGAAGGGTTGACGCCTAACGATATTGCTCTGTATGACGCGATTCTTTACTTTGTGAATCGCAAGGCAGAAGGTAACGTATGGCCAGACGATTTCATCCGCATCCGTAATGACCGTTTGCTCACGTATTGCCACATGGGTTTTGACGCGATGGCGCGAAGCAGAAATAAGCTGAAACAGAAGGGCGTTATTGACTTCCTTAACGGGGATCGGAACAAAGAAGCCCCGGCGTACAGGATCATATACAAATGCCTGGACACTTTTCAGCCGGATGGTACGGTTTATCCGTTTAGAACGGATAACAATGCGGACAAAAACGCGGATAAAAGTGCGGACAAAAGCACGGATAATATCCCGGACAAAGGTGCCGACATTATACTAAACCATACAGGTGAACGTATACCGAACCCAAACGGAATTGATTCACACACAGATTCCACTACGGCAGCAGACCGCGCGCGGGGGCGGCTTAACGAAACCTATATTGATTCAGCCGGGCTGACGCAGAAATGCCGCTTTGACAGCGCGTTTCTGACGAGCGACCGGGCAAGAATGGCCGTTGTGCAGCGGATCCTGAACCGGTTTGACGGGGAAATGGACTTTGAAAACGCCCATTTCCGGCTGGCCGAATTTCTGCATGACGGGATGCCGCCGGAGATCCTGGAGGACGAGATCGACAGTTACAGGAGTCTGCGCCGGTTTGTGACCGCAATGGGCGTCATATTCCGCGAACGGAAGTACGAGGAACGGCGCGACGAAATCGAAAAAAAGCGCTGCATGGAAGACGCGAGAGGTAATCCGAAAGTCGCGGAATTTTTGTACAGGTGCAGCGACAGGTACGTGCCGGAAGACAATTAACGACAACAGAAACGGAGGCCAACACCATGAGCGACGAACGGGAACGCCTGCGGCGGGGCTAAATGAACGCGATTATCTATATGCGATGTGCGCTGGCATCGGCGGGATATTGCTGGGGCGACCTTGACAAGCGGCTTGATATGATCCCTGACGGGAAAAACCGCTTCAGGGCTGCAATGGACGGTTTCAATTCCGTGATGGACGAGATCATCGCAACCGCCCCGGAGGAAAGCGAGAGGCGGCTTGCCAACATTACGCACGATTTCAAGATCATGCTTGCACCGAAACCGCAGACGGAACCGAAGGTTCTGACGCTGCGGCGGGAGGACGCGGAAACCGTGATGGCCGCCGCGCTGAAGACGTGCGGGGATTGCTACAAGAGCGATGACGAGGCCAGGAGGACGTGCAAGCTGTACAAGGTCATGGAAACGTACTGCCCGCTGGATGATTACGGGAACGGGATGATCTGCCAATACGGCAAAAGCGAGATTGAGTAAGGAGGCAGCTGAATGAAAGTCGAAGCGAAACCCAGGAGAGATCCCACCACGGGATGCACACACATCAAGAATTGGGAGCATCCCGCCTTCGGCGTGAGGCGGTGCTGCGCGTACTGCGATACGCCGCAGCCGAAGGATATCCAGGAAGATCTGCTGAACTACTGCTGGAACTGCGGGGAAAGGTTCGATCATACGGACGATGACCCGCGCCATGAAGATGACAGGATCATCGACATTCTGAAGCGGCAGCCGATCAAACAGGAAGAGCAGCTGCCGGGACAGATCAGTATGTTTGAGGCATGAAAACCGCGAACGTTCGCGGATTCAAGGCACGGAGGGCATTATGGAAAAAGAAAAGTTTCATCCCGTGACGATACGGAACAGGGATATCCCGCTGCTGGCCAGCGTACTGTCCGTGATGCAGGACGTGTGCATGGTGGAACAGCAACGCCAATGGCAGCGCGACCGGCTGACGAACATCACGCCCCGCCTGACGGGTATGCCAGGCGGGGGCGGCCTTCCAAAAGGGCTGGAAGAAGCCTTCGCGGCCATTTCAGAACTCGAAGAAAACCAGGCGAACGAGTGCATTAAATACGCCGAAGTGATGAAAAAAGCCCAGGAAATCCTCAACGGGATCGAGAGCGAAAATATGCGCACTTTTGTGAAGATGAAGTACGTGTTCGATACCCCGGATACGGATATCCGAAGGGAACTGAACATGACGCGGCGCGGGTTCGACCGGGCGCGGAAATGCGTGGAGGACGCGCCAAACATGGCCAGCGTCAAGTGGCAGGAGAAGTATGTGGTGGCCAAGAAAGGATATGCGGCGAAAAAATGAACAACACAGACGATAATGCGCCGGTTGAGGCCGAAATTGAGGGAGATCAGCATACATGGTGGTATGTATGCTCGGAGTGCCATACATACCTGAACTCGAACGACAAAGTGTGCCGGTGCTGCCACCGGCGGATTATATGGGCCGGTGCGCAGCTGAACGGCAGGAGCATATACACGGGAGAGCAGACGGAACCGGCAGAATGATTAAAGGAGCGAAAAACATTGTTTAAAGTCGTAGCAGATATTGTCATCTGGATCCTTGTCCGGGCGGTTGTCGCCGGACTCGCGATTATGATCATTGCCCTGGTCATTCTGATGATCGGCGAATCGAAAAATTGGTGGGAATAATGACGCGAAACGGGCATATCATGCGCGTTACGCGAAGGGCCAAAAAAATTTTTATATAATGAAGCGAAAATTTTCTGCTCCAAAATGTGTTGAAATGACAAACCAGGTGTGATATTATGCTACCATCAGATAAGTGTGAAATACAGGCGGGCGTGATAACGACCCGCCTTTCCTTATGCCCGCGCAAAGGGGGTGACGGGATGCTGCCGATTTCAATCAATATTGACACCAGCGATTGTGTAGCAAAATTGACATTGCTCCAGGCGGCCTGTAAACCGGAACGGTTTAACCGGGCGCTTTACCGGATTTACAACAGAACGGGAGGTCATGTCAGGCAGATCCTGAAGAAGGATCTGCCGCACGATTATGTCATTTCCCCCAGCAAGGTCGGAAAAGCGGTCGGAAGCGCCTCCATACAGGGCATGGGCTGCATTATTCCTGTGCGCGACAAGCGCGGCAGCATCGGCGGCCAATACAGCGCCAGCGGCGGTGCGCACGGATGGAACAGCAGACACCACAAGTACAAGGTCAAAGCGCGTATCGTGAAGGGCGGGCAAAGCACGCTGCCCGGCGCCATGAGCAGCTACGGCGGGGAGCCGCCCTTCCGCAACCTGGGCAGCAAGCTGGGCAAGCTGACGTTCACGCGGGCCGGGAAGAAGCGGTTCCCGATCATGAAGGTTTCCGGCATTGCTATTCCGCAGATGCCTATGAACCGAAGCCAGGATGAAGTGCAGGAGGATATTGTGAAATTCCTCAAGGCGCAGATCGAGCATGAGTTTATGAACGTGATGGCGGGACGTTAGGCGGTGAAGCATGGGACTCGCTCTTACGAAAAAGGAATTGGCAACCGTGGCGGGATACAGTTACAGAAGGCTGCATGATATCGACATGGATCTGCCAACCAACAAAAAACTATTTGTTCCAAGCGGCGAGGATCCGAAGAAATTCGACCTCGCTCTTTTTGTGCAGCGGTGGGTGGCCTACAATAAGGACACCGCCGAAGAAGAAAACGAAGAGCTGTCGGTAGTTAAGGCACAGCATGAGAGGGTAAAGAAAGAAAAGACAGAAATCGAAGTCGCCCGCATGAAGGGCGAATACGCGGAGATCACAGAAGTGAAGCGGCTATGGGGCAACGTTGCCACCATCGTGCGTGAACGCTTCGTGAATCTCGCACGAAAACTCGCACCGGCGCTTGTGATGATCGAAAGCGCTGACAAGATCGAGGCCATTATCGACCGCGATGTGCGTGACGCATTAAGCATGATCGCCAACACCCCCCTGCCTGGTGAGGATAACTACCAGACGTCCGACGAGGATGATGAAGACGAATGAACCTTCTGGAACTTGGACGGGATATTCTGAATATCTTCCGACCGCCAAGCGATGAAAGTGTTAGCGAGTGGGCCGACCATTACCGGCAGATTGTCGGAAAGAGTGCGCCGGAACCCGGCCCCTGGCACACGGACAGAGCGCCGTATCAGAAAGAGATCATGGACAGCTTCAGCCAGCGCGGGATCCACGATATCGTGGTCATGTCCAGCGCACAGATGGGCAAGACGGACATGATTATGAACATGATGGGGCGCATGATGCACCTGAACCCAGGCCCTTCGCTGCTGGTTATGCCCGCAGAGGACGATGTGGCCAACTTCTCCAAGGAGCGGCTGACGCCGACCATCGAGGCCACGCCGGTGCTGAATGAGATCACCTTCGGCGGGAAAAACAGCACAATCACCCAGGTGAATTTCAACGGCGGCTTTATCAGCATGACCGGCGCAATGAGTCCCGGCGGCCTGAAATCCAGGCCGGTGGAGAACCTGTTCATGGACGAAGTGGACGGATACCCGGCCAGCGCGGGCGTGGAAGGCGACCCCGTGAGCCTTGCGCGGAAACGTACACAGAACTTCGCCTTCGCGAAACGCGTGTTCACAAGTACGCCAACGATCAAGGCGACCAGCCGGATCTACCGGGAATTTCTGCGCGGGACGCAGGAGGAATGGGAACCGACCTGCAAGCATTGCGGAAAGCACAGCAAGGTGATCTTCGACGATATCTGCTTCACGAAACAGGAAACCGCCGAAAACAACGGGGTCAAGGAATATGAGGTCACAAGTGCGCGATGGCAATGTCCGAAATGCAAGGAGTTTATGGAGGAATGGGAGGT